TATCACAATATAAAAAAACTTATTATAAAAATAACATTAATAAATATAAACAATATGATATAAAAAACAGAGACAGAAAAAATGCACAAGCACTTAAACGTACTTTATATAAACTAAAAACAGATCCAATGTATAGATTACAATTCAACATAAGGTCAAGAATAAAAGCAGCGTTTAGATTAAAAAAAGCTACGAAGTGTAAAAAATCAGAAGAATTATTAGGATGTTCTATTAAAATAGCAAAAGAACATTTAGAAGCTAAATTTCTTCCTACAATGACTTGGGAGAATTATGGTAAGTATTGGCATATTGATCACATTATTCCTTGCAACTTGTTTGATTTATCAATTGAAGAAGAGCAGAAGAAATGTTTTCACTATACTAACTTACAACCATTATTTGCTGTTACCCAAATAATAAATGGTATTGAATACATAGGTAACTTAAACAAAGGAGATAAACTTTTAAATTAAAAATCAAAAATTATGAATAATACAAACAAGTTCCTGTCGTTAGACTGGTTCAAGAGCAAAGTAGAAGTGTCAATTGACAGAGTGGTTGCAAACAAGTTAGAGAAGATGATGGGAGAAGAACAGAAAAGTTCTGATACTGCCATTCCTAAGAAAACTGAAGGCAAACCATATTTCAGTATGAAGTTGGTAAATGATACACTCACTGTAGTGTTGAATGATGGTGCCATCATTACTAAACCTAATGCATGTGAAGATGATTACTATGCTGTAACAGAAGCTAATAGTGTAGAAGAAATATTAGCTATTGTATCTTCTGCAGAAGTGGTAGCTAATATAGAAAAAGCAAAAGCTGAAGCTGCTAGAATTAGAGCATTACAACAGGGTCTTCAGATACTTGCTGTCCTTCCTGATTTCAAAGTGGAAGGAAACACTGTGTATCTAGCTGGTACATCTAGAAGCATGCCTCAATTACTTGTGGAGAAATTCATTGAGATAGTTGATAGAGTGGCTGATGAACCATCTCAAGAGGTGTTTAGTGATCAATTGATGCAAGATGATGAGTATGTAGCACATAAGAACTTCTTTATGTGGTGTTGTCTTAATCCAAGAGCTGAAGTGGCACATGAGCTATACAGATTCTTAACAGAGAATTCTTTTAAGATTACTAAACAAGGATTCTTTGTAGCTCTTCGTAATGTTGTAACTCTTCATGGTTCTCCAGAGCTTGTGAATTTTGTGAGCAATGCTTACAACAAGGTGAAAGCTGTATGGAAAAAGAATCCTGATCACTACACTGTGTTCTTAGAAGATGGTCAGTACAAACTTGTACATGATTCTGCTCTTGTAACTGTTCAAAAAGTTACATCTGACGATTGTCCTAATTGCAATGGTGCAGGTGGATGGTATGATTTTGATGATGAGTGGGAAGACTGTACTACTTGTGATGGAACAGGAATAGTGGAAGAATATACTTATGAAGAAGAAATTCCTGTAGAACATGGTCAAAGAATAGGTGGGTTGACAGAACTATATCTAGATCTTCCTAATAGAGAAGAGAATAGATTCACTGACAACTGGAGTAGAACATTTGATATTCGTGTTGGACAAGTTGTAAGTATGCCTTCAGAAGATTGTAACTGGAGTACACAAGATTGTGCTGCAGCTGGTCTTCACTTCGCAGGTTATACAGCTCCTTATGTTCTTTGTGGTGATACCACTGTTATGACTCTTCATAATCCTATGAAGGTGGTAGGTATTGGTAGAGAGAAAGGTAGATGTTGGGAATATCTTCCATTCATGTTAACTACTGTTGCTGAAGCAGACCAAATCATGAATGACAGAAGCTTTGACTTCTTACAACTAGATGAGCAATACGCAATTCGCGAATTGGAATCTCTAACAGAAAAAGTTAAAGAAGGATTTGCCACTGAAGCTAAGAAGTATGAGTTTAACCTACCACAGATTTCTGCATCAGAAATTAACACTATTGTTGCCAATCTTAGTGAGATGAAAACTAAGATAAAAGACAGAGTGGTTACAATTAAGTAATTTAATTATAGTTTTGTCCCAGATTTTTAGTAAATTTGGGACGAAACTTAATTATAATTACATGGCAAAGAGAGTGTTGGTTGCAAAGACAAGATGTGATGGTACAATGAGCGAAGCAGCATTCTGGAGCTTCATAAGAAGTGCTTTGAGACAAAAAAGTAGATGGTGGAAACCTATATCAGTTTGTAAAATGAATGCACGTAGAGATTACACTGGACCTGGTAAACGTCAGAAGTATGAATACCAATGTAAGAAGTGTAAGAAATGGTGGCCTGAAAAACAAATCAACGTAGATCACATCATTCCTGCAGGCTCATTGAATACAGCTCAAGATCTGCCACAATTTGTAGAACGTTTATTTTGTGAACAAAATAATCTACAAGTGTTATGTACTACGTGTCATGATAAGAAAACATTAAAAGAAAAACAATCTAAAAAGAAAACAAATGGAAAATAATAATATTTTAGTAATATCTCCAGAAGCAAATGTTGTGTTTGTAGGAAAATATAATAGATATATAGAACTTAAACAAGAACTTAGAGAATATAGTGCTTTAATTAGACAAAAATATAGTTATGAAGAATTCAAAGCTTTAGATAATGTATATGTATATGGAGATTTTTTAGGTCCAGAAGAAATGATTATATTTAGAGAAGGACAAAATGATGTGTATGATTGTATAATACGTGTATTAGTAAATGGTTATCATAGACATGAGTTAGAAGCTAGAATAAAAGCAGAACCATTTAAAAATTTTAAATTTGAAGAAGATGGAAAATAATAAATATTTCACTCCAGATATAGAAGATATACATGCTGGTTATGAATGTGAACTTTTAATATATGCTAAGTGGGAACCAAATACAGTAAAACCATACACTGCATTAGAATCAGTAGGTAAATGTATAAAAGATAAAGTAATTAGAGTTCCCTATCTCACTAAAGAACAAATAGAAGCTGAAGGATGGGAATTAATTCAAATCTATCCTAAAGGAGCTTGTATATTTCAAAAAGGAACCAAAGAAAAAGGATGTGAATTAACATGTGATTTTACAGAACACAGAGTTCACTTTACTAAATTATATTTCTATGGTTTAGATGATGAGTATACAAGAACTAAACTTACTTGGAGTTCTTTAGAATGTAAAGACATCAACACATTTAGAAAAATAATTAAACTATTAGGAATATGAGTTTAGATGTAACATTATATAGAACTTATCTTGTCAGTTATGATGAGGGAAAAACATTAGATCCTAAAAGAGAAGAAGTGTATAGTGCAAATATTACACACAATCTTGGAAAGATGGCTGATGCAGCAGGACTATATGAGGCTCTATGGAGACCACATAGGTTGAAACCAGGATATAATATTCCTGAAGATGATTATGATGCTGAATATGAATTTGAAGAAGCTAATACTGTTCGAGCACATGAGATAATCGAAATAATCGAAAAGGGACTTGAAGATATGAAAACAAGACCTAAGTATTATGAGAAGTTTAATAGTCCAAATAGATGGGGATTATATAAAAACTTTGTCCCCTGGATAGAGAAATATTTAGCAGCCTTAAAGGAATTCCCTGAGGCACAAGTAGTGTGTGACCGATAAACAAAATGTATAAAAACCTAAAAAAACTTTTTAAGTATGGGACAGATAACAATTAACAAAGAACCTGCATTTCATGAAATCTTTCATGAAGGACATGTTGAACATGAAGGAAAATTTCATCATTTCTGGCTAGTACATCCACAAGGATTAGATGTCAATGGACATAATTACGAAATTGAAATTAGATGGTTTTTCTCAAGAGTACCAAGGGAGGTTAGAGCACTCTATCCTCAAATTATAGAAGCATTTAAACAAACATTATGAAAACATGGAAATGGGAAGATGAACCACTCTTCAATATAAACAGAGAGTTACAACAACTATTTGATGACAAGATAGTCAAAACTGTTATATCAATGTCTTTAGTAGCTGTTGAAGATCCAAAAAGTGCAATGTCAAAGTATAGTGCAATCTTAATCTATAAATAGCATGAAGACTATTATTCACGTCAATCAGCATGTGATTAAAAGTAACAGAAAGACTGGAAGTAATCATCCTGTCCTCACTGTTAAAACGTACAAGGAGAACAACTATGCTCATGAAGTTGAGATAGAAGGTCCTAGTAAAGTGGTGTATAGTCCAGACAAACCATTAAGTTGTGGTGCTCAAGTTTGGATTGAAGCACAAGGAAAAGTAACAATAATTAAATAAACATTATGATAAAAGGAACAGCAAAAACAGAAGCTCAATACAGAGCAGTAGAAATGGACAGTTCAAGTTCATTGAAAGATTTCTCTCAAGACAGAAAGAAGTATTACAAGAAATACATTCTTGGAGAGAAGGTAGAAGACAAAGATAACTCAGCAGTTAATATGGGACGCATAGTCGAAACCCTACTTATGGAACCTCATCTATTTGATGATAAGTTCTATATGTCATCTTGTACTTCTACACCAACAGGATTGATGTTAGATTTTGTTGAAGCATTATATAGACATACAAGAGATGCTACAGATGAAAATGGTATAGTGACAACACCTATGAATGAATTGTTAGAAGCAGCATATAGAGATTCTGGATTTAAGATCAAATATGAGGCTGTAATAACTAAGTTTGTAGGAAGTGATGCTGAGATATATTACAATGAAATACGCACTGTTAGAAGCAAGAATTTGACAGTGATAAACACTACAGAAGTATCAATTGCTGAGAAGATTGTTGAGCAACTTAGAATCAACAGTACAACAGCACCAATTGTAAACCTGACTAGTAGCTCTAGATATGAGGTTATTGACCAGATGCAAGTGGAAGGATATACAATTGATGGCCATAAGTTTAAGAGTATGATTGATAAAGTGGTGATTGATCACAAAGAAAAGACTATACAACCATACGATCTTAAGTGCACATGGAGTGTGGAGAATTTCTATGAAGAATATTACTTGTACAGAAGAGCGTACATTCAAGCGTACTTATATTATCGAGCAATGTTACTTCTTGTTACAGATACAGCTAGTCCATGTCATGGATATAAAGTGGAATACTTGAAGTTTATTGTATGTGACAGCACAAACTACTATCAACCATTAATTTATACACTAGACGATGATGATATGAATGATGCATACAAAGGATTTGTACACAAGGGTAGAACCTATCCAGGTGTAGGAGAACTTATTGCTGCACTAACGTGGTGTGTAACATCTGGTACATGGACTATAAGCCACAAAAACTATTTGTCTAATGGGGTAGTAAACATTAAGGGATAAAAAATGACAGTAGAAAAAACAATAACCAGCATATTTATGATCCCTACACTAAAGATTCCTAAAGAGAACTTAAAGGAGAATGGATTCATAAATGGCTATGTGAAAGATGGTAGGAGGGATATACAGTATGAGAATTCTGTATATGTCCTCTTCAAACCTGAAAACCTTGATAAGTTCAGAGAGTTCTTGGATAGTGAATATGAAAGAACTAAAGTTGTAATCGAGGATTATGATTATGAAGATGGGTATGTCGTAGTGGTTTATCAACTTGATGATAAGTATAAGAAGGATTTTAAACTTATTAGAGAAGGTAAATACTCTAAGACATCAAAATCTTTTCAAAATGAATTTCCTAAACTAGTAAAGATTGTTAGAGAAGGAGATGTCAAAGAAGCAATGAGTTTACAAACTAGAGTTTTTATGAGGACTGATGATTTAGTTGAGTATTGGGAAGAAAAGCTTGGTGTAAACTTAAAAATAACTCTTGGAGAAGATTATGAGCTCTGGGATATATTTGATGAAACAAAAGAAACTTTAGAAATCGATAAAATAAAAGAACTATGTGTAACAGAGAAGTCTTAGAAGTTATTATAGAAGAAGTGGGGACAGAGAAAGCTGCAGAGTTCTGTCGCCTAGCAAGTCTGATGTATGACATTAGATACAATGCATGTAAACAATTAGAACCACTCAGTGAGCTTGACTTTGAAAGAGACTGGTGGAAGGATGCAGCAGAAGCATTAAATAAACAATTAAAACCAAAATTATGACAAACGGATTAGAACTTTTAGAAAAATACCCTTTAGCTAAAAATGTAGTTAAAGACTGGTTTATGAGAACAATGTTAGAATCATTTAAAGATGAAGATGTTCCTGAGGAATTCAAGCAGTTTATGCTTGAGCAAGGAGTGGAAGATGACAAAGTGGGTAAGTTGATTGATGTGAACGTCAGAATACTATTTGATGTGTTTGATGAGAATGAAATTTATATAGCTATAACAACTCCTCCTGACTGGTGTTGGGAAATATCTCCTGGACATACTGAAAATAGTGTATGTAAATCTAGAAAAGAAGCAGAACATGCTGCTATAGAAAAAGCTTTTGAAATCTTAGAGACCAAACTAACACCTGCTGTTAAAGAAATAGAGGTGACAGATGAGGAAATAGTAGAAGAATAATTAGGATTAATCAGGGAGATGAATTATATTTGTCTCCCTACAATTTAAAAAACCAATGAGAACAAGTAAAGAATTTAACGAGAAATACAAAGACTACATTGAAGAAGGCCACTATGGTATGGACATCAATGAACCTTCTGTATTAGCTTATGTAGATCAAATATTCAATGATCTTATAAAGATTCCTGGATTCCAATTTAGTCAAATAAAGACTAAATATGGAATGGCTAGAGTGTATACAAATCTTTATGAACTAATGCCTTTTGTAGGTAGAATTGTTGATCAAGAACTCGAAGAGAAGATCAACTTCATTCTAAAGGTGGAGTATGAGTTAGAGAACAGATTAAAGACTTTAAATCTAAGTAAAGATGGAACGCCTATTCAATCTCTTTAAAGGACAACAAATAAAACATCCTAAATATTCAGGAGTGGTTTGTGGATATGATGACAGCAGATTCATTCTAGCTGTAGAAACACATGATGATAAAGGTATATTCTTTAGAAGACTTCGTAAAGATGATAATGTATTTATTATGGATGAATATAAAGATTCTAAATACAGATACGTTTATGAAGATGAGAGAGAGATTATAAAACAATCTGAGAATGTCAGGCAAAGCAACTAAATTAACAACTAGAGATAAGTTATTGATAATTGAATATAGAGAGAAGAATCCTCAAGTGATACTACCACTTATATCTGATATGTTTAATGTACATCTAGGACAAATAAAAAAATTGTTTAATGGAAGTGATTTAATAATCCCTTCTAAAATGAATAGACAACATGGATGAAGAAAAAAGAAAATTCACAGAGGGGAGAGACTACTATTTAGAAGATGGGAGAGTTATCTTCACTAAAGAATATCTTGAAAACAGAGGTCCATGCTGTGGTGGGCAGTGCAGACACTGTCCATATAATGAACGTATAAAAGGAAACACCACTCTAAGAGTGGATTGATTTAATTTCTGTTCTGTTTTTTAATTGTTGAGAAAGCCCTGAAGAAATTTGGGGCTTTTTTAACCCAATTAATTACCAATCATGGATAGAAAAACCCCAATTTATGGGGTCTATGTTACCACAAAAAGTCAAGTAAATGATGCAAAAAACTTGACAATAACAAAAAAAATTAGTATATTTAACAATAATTAAAACAATTAAATAATGGCAAAGAAAGCAGAAAAAAAAGAAGCTGAGAGCAAATGTTTAGCAGCAATTGAAAGTTTAAACAAGAAGTATGGTGTTGGTTCAATTCTAGCATTAGACTCTAAAGCAGGAGGAGATTATGATGTAATCAGTACAGGTAGTATTGGTTTTGATCACATCACTCTTGGTGTAGGAGGGTTTGTAAAAGGTAAGCTATATGAGCTTATGGGATGGGAAGGTACAGGTAAATCTACAATCTGTGGTCATGCTGCTGCAGAATGTCAGAAAGCTGGTGGTACTGTTCTTTATATCGATGGTGAGCATGCTGTTGATAAGAACTACTTCAAGAAATTAGGAGTGGACACAACCAAAATGTTAATTGCTCAACCATCTTGTGGTGAGGAGGGTTTCAATATTGCTATGGAAATGATTAATACAGGAGAGATTGATCTTGTAATCATAGATTCAGATTCATCACTCATCCCTAAGAAGATGCTTGATGGTGATGTAGGTGATTCTGCAATAGGTAAAAAAGCTTTATTGAACAGTAATGCTTATCCAAAACTAAAAGGTGCTCTATCACAACATAATACATGTGTTATCGTAATATCCCAATATAGAGAGAAGATAGGTGTTATGTTTGGTAATCCTACAACAACTCAGGGTGGTCATGCATTGAAATTCTATGCAGATGTTCGTATAGAAGTGAGTAGAACCCTAGCTAAAGAAGGTGATGTAAACTATGGTAATATCACTAAGCTTAAAGCTATTAAGAACAAGATGTCTCCTCCATATAGAAAATCAGAGTTTGAGATTGTGTATGGTAAAGGTATTGACACTCTTGATGAGATGATGAGTCTTCTTAATGAGTTTGAGATAGGTAGAAAGTATGGTAAGACAATGACCATTGATGGAACTAAGTATGACTTAGATGAATTCAAGCAGCTTGTTGTAGACAATCCAGAGTTCTATGATGAACTAAGAGAGAAGATCATTGCTAAGATTAACGATGCTGATCTTCCTGTAGAAGAAATAGAAGTAGAAGAGGAAGAATTAGTTGCTCCTACACCACCATCTGATTTATTTGATTTATAATGACAGATAAAGTAGTTGAAGCAGTAAGAGCTGATCTATTACAGAGATCTCAAGTGGGTATTAAGAAATATAATACTACACTTGAGAGATCTGATTTAGATCTTAAAGATTGGTTACAGCATTCATATGAAGAATGTTTAGACATGGCAAACTATTTAAAGAGATGTATAATAGAACTAGAAAATAGTGAAAAACAATTATAACTTATGAAAAACACTTATAAAAACAGATATGGTGATGAATATACATTCACAAGAGATGAGAATCATGATATACTATGGGAAGGAGAGTTTAAATGGTGTAGATTTGGTATGCCTAATGATTACACTAAAGCTTATGAAGCTTATTGTAATGATGTAGAAACACCAATGTCATTAGAAGAATTTAAGAAAGTTGTACATCATTATGATGATGAAACTCTTACTTATGATTATCCTGAATACAATAGAATGGTTGAATCACTTACTAACGAGATTGATATGATTGATCCAAGTGGTGGGCCCTACATTAGTAGAGGTATGCCAATGGACAGCTTTGGATTCAAAAACTATGTAGTGAAAGACTTTAAGCGTATTGATACAGGATACAAGATTATTACAGAGAAATGTGCTTATTGCAATCAATCACGTGGACACAAAATGAGTTGTTCAACACAAAAAATACAAATAAACATATGAGAAGTTACAATGAATTAGAAGCCCTTGTTATAACATGGGCACATCAAAAAGGTATCCTAGATAATGGAACACCAAGAGCACAAGCTGGTAAGACAGTTGAAGAGGTGCAAGAACTTATCAATGCAATTGATACAAATAACAAAGCAGAGATAGAAGATGCTCTAGGAGACATCTTAGTGACCATCATCATCCAAGCAGAGATGCAAGGATTAGAGTTAATTAAATGTTTAGAGAGTGCATACAATGTAATCTCTAAGCGTACAGGTAAGATGGTAGATGGTCAATTTGTAAAAGATGATAAGTAATTTTGATCACCCTCAGCTGTGTCCTAATTGTCAGGGATACAAAACAATGCCTTACACATGGAATAGTACATGTGCTCCAAGAATGTGTAGCTGTCCTAAACCAATATCATTATCATGGGAATGTCATAGATGTGGAAAGATTAATGCTCCATGGAAAGACTCTTGTGATTGCACACCACCAAGTAACTTAATGTCACCAACTTGTGAAACAAAAGTGTAAGACATGTGGAAGAAATTCTGATAGCAATTATTGCTTTCAGCATAAACCAAGAAAACCATTTAAGCCTAAAAAGAAACTTCTAGCATATAGACCTAAAGGTTATGAAGCTCTACGTGAAGAAATCTTAAAGATGAGACAGTTCTTTTTAGAAATATGGAATAAAAGAACGCACCATTCAGAAGTGAGTGGTGCCTATCTAGGTAAAGAGCCTATGTCTACATACTTCCATCACATACTAGCTAAAGAAAAATACCCTGAAGCTTGTTTAGATGAAGAAAATATTATACTTTTGACGCTAGAGGAGCATTCTAACGTAGAAAATGATATGTATAAGTATGAAGAGGTTAATGACAGACGTAAACATTTATTAAAAAAATATGAAAGATCCTAATAGAGCAAGAAAAAGTGAGGTGAAATACAATGTTGTCCTTAATGAAGAACAGAAACTTGCTAAACAACTAATAATAGACAATCAAATTGTTATTGTTACAGGTAGAGCAGGAAGTGGTAAATCATTAGTTGGAGCCATCACAGCATTAGATTTTTTAAATACTAAACAGTGTGATAAAGTGTTAGTAGCTAGAAGTGCTATTGAAGTGGGTAAATCATTAGGTTTTCTTCCTGGAGATCTTAAAGAGAAATTCAACCCCTATATGGAAGCTTTGGTAGAAAATCTTTATAAATGTACAGATAGACTTAAAATAGATGAGTTTGTAAAGAATGGAAAAATACAAGCTCTTCCTATACAATTTATTAGAGGCAAAACTATAGATGATATTCTTATTGTAGAAGAAGCTCAAAACTTAACTAAAGGAGAAATGGAAGCTATTCTAACTAGACTTGGTACAACAGGTAAAATAGTTATTAATGGTGACTCTTCTCAAAGAGATACAAGTGAGTCTTATACAGGATTAGATTTTGCTATAGAGCTTTCTAAAAACATTGAAGGAATAGAATGGATTAAATTACAAGCTAACCATAGAAGTGGATTAGTTGGAAAAATATTAGATTATATATATGGAAAATAAAATAGAAGTATTAAAATTCAGTGCCACATGGTGTGGCCCATGTAGAGTGTTAGCTCAAACATTAAAAGATGTCGAAGGAATAACAAACATCGACATAGATAAAGATCAAGAAACTCCAAGAAAGTATGGAATCAGAAGTGTTCCAACAATGGTGTTTCTAAAAGATGGCAAAGAAGTTCACAGAAGATCTGGTAACATGCCATTAGAAATGTATCAAAAGATCTTAACTGAGATTAATGATAGCAAAGAACTTAACAATTAAAAATAAAGATCATGATTAAAAAATTATTATTGTCTTTGCTAGAGATAAATAGCGAAGATATTACAGGGACTACAGGAAAAAAAGCTCCTGTAAGTGGTATATACAGAAGTGGTAAAGAGTTCATTGCTCTAACAAAAGGAGAGACATTTCCTCCTGTTGTACATGTATGTTGGAATTTAGTAGTAAGCGTTTAAACAATTATTAAATATGAAAAACCAATTTTTTTACACAGCCATTATTGGAGACAAGGAGTATACAGCTTCTTTAAACATCAACAAGGTGATTAGAACATTAGAGAACGATGAGGCAGGCCTTATTGTTATTCTAGATGATTTCAACGAAAGAGTTACACAACAGCCAGATGTTGATCTTAAAACTAACAAGTTTAAGGGATACAAGAATGTTCGTGAGACTGTTCAATCAGAAATCACATTGAATGCAGAAGACGCTAAAAGATTTTTTTATTTAACTGACATAACACAACCTAGTGTAATTATGAATATGGATACTTTAAAAGAATTAACAAAACCAAAATAATTATGAAAACATACATAAAAAAACCAGTAGAAATACAAGCAGAACAATGGTTAGGAACAGTAATACAATACAATGATTTATTATCCGCTAATATTATAAATAAAGAATTACATGAAGATGGTTCTTGTGATATAGAAACATTAGAAGGAACAATGAAATGTAATTTGAATGATTACATTATTAAAGGTATTAAAGGAGAATTTTATCCTTGTAAACCAGATATTTTTGAATTAACTTATAAATTAGTAACAGAATAAATTATGGGAAAATTATTAGGAAATCGCATCTACTTACAGATGCCAAAGAAAGAAGAAAGCAAACTTGTTGTTGATGAAAACACAAAAGAAGCTTTACAGAAAGAACTACTTAAGAAAATGAGTAGATTGAAAGTGCACAGTGTTGGAACAGCTATTACAGATCCAGACCTTATTGTAGGTTGTGAAGTGATGGTAGATCCTACAGCATTAAGAGACAAAACTCTTGTGATTCCTTTATCAGATGAAGAAGATGTGTTGTTAGTTTCTATATTTGACATTATTTATATCTGGTAATATGGAATATCCTTTCATTAGTTGCAAATGCATCACTTATGGAAGAGTAGATACTCTTGAGGAAGCGATACAAAGCTTCCTCATACAAGAGTATCCAGGTAAGAAAGAACTAATCATAGTTAATGACTACCCTCTTCAAAAGTTAGTGTACGATCATCCAGAGATAAAGATTTATAATATGGATGAAACATTCCCTACAATTGGGGATAAAGAGAATTATGCTATAGAGAGATGTTCTGGAGAACTTATTGCTGTATGGGATGATGATGATGTAGCACTAAGTAATCATCTCTCTAACATAGCAAAGCATTGGAAAGAAGATACAAACATTATTCATTGGGCTACAGGTGTATTTTATAATGAGCCTAGTATAACAAAGATAATGGGCCTTGGTAATTCTGGTATTGTATATAGCAAGAAAGCTTGGGAAGCAATTGGAAAGAGTCCAATACAGAATGCTGGTGGAGACATGACGTTAGTTAATAAAATTCATGCTCTAGGAAGACAATATGCTATTGATGTAACAATGCCTGAATCAGAAGCTTCTTGGTTTTATATGTGGGGTGGACGTGGTTATCACCAATCAGGTTTGGGAACAGACACTGCAGATAGACCTAATGTTATACAAAGACACAGTGAGTACATAGAAGACTTAAGACAAAAAGGATTGATACCTACAGGATATGTTCAGTTAGTTCCACATTGGAACAAAGACTATGCTCAAATGCTAAAAGACTTCCTTAATGAAAGCAATAATAGTAAATAGGAATCTCTTAACTACATTAAAAGAAACAGTAGAGTTTCTATCTAAGGAGAGTAGAATAGATGTGATTATATATGATCAACAATCTACATACCCACCATTGTTAGAATACTACAAAACTTGTCCTGTAGAAATTGTATATTCTAAAGTGAATGGAGGACCTCATAGTGTTTGGGGTGAAGATCTAAAAGAACATTTAAAAGACTATTTTATAATAACTGATTCAGATTGTTCTTATGAAGGAGTTCCTGATGATTGGTTAGATGTAATGTTGAATGTTGCAAAAGACAACATGAAGGTTGGATTTTCTTTAAGTTTAGATCTTCCTGAAACACCTCTTAGACAGAATATAATAGAATGGGAGAGTAAGTTTTGGGTTGATAAGAATGAGCATGGTTGGATTGCTGATATAGATACTACATTTGCACTGTATCCACCTAACTCACCATTTACTTATAGAGCAATCAGATTAGATAAACCTTATTGTATCAAGCATATTCCTTGGTATTTAGATCAGATTCCAGAAGAATGGAAATACTATCTAGAACATGCTTCAGGTATATCCTCTTGGGGAAGTAAACTAAAAAAACAATTATGACTATAGTAAATAAATTTGGAAAGAGCTTCAATGTTGTAAACACTGACTTGAACTCAAAGTTTTGGTCAGATCACTATGAAGGTTGGGAAAATTCAACGTTTGATTTCATTATCCCTCGTCTTGATAAAGATAAAACCTTCATTGATATAGGATCTTGGATAGGACCTATATCATTAGTAGCATCTCAGTTCTCTAAACAATGTATTTGTTTTGAACCAGATGGAATAGCACACAATGAGTTTAAACAGAATATAGAACTTAATGACATAAAGAACATTCATCTGGAGAACATGGCTGTTTCCATACATCCTGAAATAGAAATAGGATGTGATGTGCTTGGACAAAGCATTACACGAGATTCATGTAAAACCAATGTGATAAAATGTAAATGTGTTTCTATAAAAGATATTCTTGATAAGTACAATCTATCTGAAGGAGATATATCAGTGATTAAAATAGATGTAGAGGGTCATGAAACAGAACTGTTGAAAGACAAAACTCTATGGGACCTAAACGTACCTATGCATATATCATTTCATCCAGGATGGAAAGAAGATAGAAAATCATTCTACGATAGTGTGATTCCTTTCTTAAAGCATAAACAGATAGATGTTTCCAACTTAGAGAGTCTTGGTAACTTCTTTGACTTAACGATTAAATAAAAAAAAAAAGCCTCCTTGATTGGAGGCTTTATTATTTTGATAAACTTTTTTGTTTATTCCTAAACTTTCGATCACTCATATATTTATCAAGATCAAATGTATTATTTTCTATATCTTTTAAAGCTTTTAGATATAATTGATGTGCTTCCTCTTCACTACTAAAACATCCTAATCTTATATTTTTTTTATAATAAATTTGAGAAATCCATACTTTGTCTTTAGAACTCCAAGAAGTTCCCAATAAAGAAGATTTGTTTACAACATTACCTTTTATAGTGTTTCTACGCTGAGTTATTAATTGTAAATTATTTTCTTCATTATTTAAAATATTTCCATCTTTATGATCTACTACAATAGTAAAAGTATTATCTGGAATATGTTCTAAAAAAGCTTCTGCTACTAAAATATGAACTCTTTTAGTATAATTTCTACCTTCTTTAAATAAAGATAGAGATAAATAACCAGCACCATTAATAGAAGGTTTTAGTATTTTCTCTTTATTACATTTAAAACTTTTTACTCTACCAAGATTACTTACTTGATACATTTCTTCAAAACCTTTAATATTTTTCAAATTTTCCATATTTGTATATTTTATACAAATATACTAATTTTATTTGGATAAACGTTTAACTTTCATTGGTTGTTGAGCTGAGGTTCTTCTCACCTTATCATCCATAGACTTATTCTGAGAGAAAGGTTTATCCTTCTTAGGTATAGGAACTTTAGGAGCCATTCTTGGTGCTCCACTCTTCTTGGCCTTACCAAATGTTTCTTTCTTAGCAGCCACCTTTACAAGTTTTCATTGATCCACCAGATCTAGATTTCTTTACAGTCTTACCATTCTTTCCTCCTAGTAATCCACCAAGCATTCCACCTACTCCTCCCATTCCTCCTTTTTTTCCTTTACCACCAAACATTCCTGCTACCATAGGTGCAGCTTTCATAGCTAATGGTAACAATGCACCTATTGCAGCTTTCTTAACTGGTTTACCATTCTTAGCTATAACACCACGTCCTTTAAGGATGTCTGCTCTAGTTACCTTTCCATCTTTGTTAAGATCAGGAAATGATTTACCATTTTTAGCTTTGGTAACTTTACCACCTGATTTAAAAGGAGGTCTTTTACCTTCTCCACCACCAATTAATGGAAATCCTCTTTTATCTTTTTTATCTGGATAACTATCTGCCGGATTGATTGATTTTTTCTTTGTTGTTTTTTTAACAACAGGTTTTTTAGGTTGTAACATGATTATATATTTTTATAGGGTTTAACAATTCCATTTTTTCAGATAAGCAGCTAGTTTATTAGCTATTTCTGAACTATCTTTTACTTTACCAGCAGCTAAATTACAATTTCCACAAAGAAGTTGTCTAACTTGTCCAGTAAAATGATTATGATCTACATGTGGTTTGTTGTGTTGTTTACCTGTTTCATCAAATTTTATCTCACAACAAGCACATTTATACTCTTGTTCTTTTAACATTTCGTTATACTTATCTATTGTAATATTATATTTAGCAGGAAGATTCCATTTTCTACTAAGTACTCTCATACACTCTCTACAAGCATAACTTAAACCAGTTTTTTGTTGTCTATTTTTATTAAAGTCAGAAGAGTGTTTCCATTCTTCACATCTACTACATTTATATCTACCACTTTCATCACACCCTTTTACAGGTTTGCCAGATTTTTTATCATCTAGCAGTTCCATTTTCTTAAAGATTTATTGATTCTTGAGTTAGGATCATTTGCTGTCTTAGCAGATGTGAGTTTCTTCTTCATGCCTGACATTCTACTACAGAATGACTTACGTCTTCCTGCAGCCTTACTTCCAGCTTTAAGCTTTGAAGGTTTTGTTGTAACAGCTGTTTTAAGTTTGCTTCCAGGGTTAGCTTTTCTATATGAAGCCACTCCTTTAGCGTTGAGACCACCAGAAGGATTCTTTCCTTCTTTTCTTTGCCATGCTGGTGTTGCCATTATTTCTTAGATTTAAATATTTATATTTTTCCAAGTCTTTCCTCTATGAATATCTTTTATAGAGTAGTAACTAAGTTCAAGTTTGTCTGCTACCTGTTTTGGGAGAAGACCACTTGCTAATTGTTTTTTAATTTCAATTACTTGTTCTTCTGTAAGCTTGGCCATTTTATGAGAAGCTCCACTTTTCCAATTTTTTGATAAATTTTCTAAATGCTTACTTCTATAACCATCATCTTTCCAATTTTCTTTTTGAGATATAGATTTTTTAAGTTTGACTTCTTCTGTTCTTTTGATTCCAAGATTACTTCCAGCAATTTTAGCAATGTTATAAGTAGGTTTTAAACTATCTATATAACTTTGTTCAGTCTTTAATATTTCTTCAATAGAACACTCACATAAAATTTCAAATGTAAAGTTATCTTCCCCATGTTTATTAACTGCTCTAATTAGTTTTACACAAGTATTTCTAACAGAACGTATATCATGAATATGAGTATAATATCTTTTTATCAAATTGTTTGTACTTCCTATATAGAACTTACCATCAATTTGATTAGTAATTTTATAAACAACTCCTCCTTTCTCTTTCTGAGAAAAGTATTTTTGTTTATGTTCATTACTAATATTTAATATCATTTTCCCTTAGCCTTTATTTTTTTCTCCTGTGTCAGCATTGCTTTCGTAGGAGATTTAGGTTTTGCCCCAGTCTTTTTATTCTGAGCAGCCTTACTTCTCAAATTATCCCATAAACCTCTTCTTGACATAGAACCATCAGCACGTTTAATCAATCCTCCATTTTTTAACCCTGTTGATTTTACTTTTGGTCCTTTAAAGAATCCATCATCCATAATTTTAGATTTACGTCCTTTATAAAATTCAGTAGTATCAGATTTTTTAATTAGTTTTTTATCTATATTTTTAAAAAAACCATCAACTTTAGGTTTTTTAACAGTTGTTGTGTCACCATTCTGAGCACGTTTAATCATTGCTCCAGCCTTAGCTTTCTTAACTTTTTTAGTATTCATCATAGATTGCTCATTTTTTAATTTACCATTTAAATACTCCATCTTAGATTTAAACTTTTTTTCTTCAAGTTTAAACGTAGCATTATCAAGAGAATCTTTACTTTTCTTTATTTTATCGAATAAAGGTTTTGGATCAGAATACTCTGATGTTCCATTCTGAGCTTTTTTTATTGTACCACCAGATTTTAATCCACTTCCTTTAAAAGGGCCTTTCTTTTTAATTAAAGGACCATTAGGAACAGGTGTTATCTTACCACCTTTACGTAATACACCAGGACCTACATAGGCTGATGCTTTTTGGGGATTTAACTTAGACATAATTATTTATTCGTTAATGTTATAGTAAAATGAATCTGTGTCTTCACTCACCCATCTGTCAGAATATGATTCTACAGATTCAAGAATGTTGTCCACCTTTATGTTTTTCTTTTCTAATGGGAAATCTTGTGTAACAAAGTTAGAGTCTTTCCAATATATTCTATTGTTTGGTTGGCATAACAAATAACCATCATCAGAAACTAATATATGTCCACATTTATAATCACTTGGTTCATCTGAGTAAGGGTTGTTAAACCAATCAATAGTGAACATATATGTTGCCCATACTTTCTCACTATTTTTAAGTACCACTTCACATCTTTTTCCAGATAAATAATCAAACTTTACAGCTGTTACATTCTCTGAAAAGCAATCCCAAAGTTGTTTATAATGTGAAGGAACATCTTTGGTAGGAACTTTTAAAAATATTTCTGATATAGGAACTCTACTTCTTAACATTCCATAATCTGTCATTACGTGAAACGTTAGTATCTTTCCTTCTACAGATTGTATTGCAAAAGCATAAGCATTATGATATACATCTTTATGTTCATCATTCTTTGTAAAATGTGAAAGTCTAACAAGACATTTAAAAGATGGAATATTTAAATTAAGCATTATTTACCTTTACGCTTAGCAGCAATTTTTTTGAATGTCTTAGCTAATGCTTTGGCTTTTCCTGTGCAACCAGGTTTAGTGATGGGTGTACATTTTCCCTTTGTGCCACGTTTCTCAATGCTTTTGGAAACTTTCTGCATCCATTTCTTATCAGTAGCCATAACTATTTCTTTTTAATAGACATTCCTCTTTTAGCCATTTTTGTAGCACCAAGTTGTTTGTCTTTGGTAAGAGAAGCTTTTCCTTTAGCACCAGCTAATGTTTTCTTTTGCACCTTTGTGAAAGCTCCTTTAGGATCTATAGGACCAACTCTTTTGTTGGAGGCTTTAAGTCCAGTTAGACTTCCACCATTTCTCATTTTCTTTTTAACAGGATAACCATTTTTATCATAACCAGATTGGCCTTTATTACCTTGTCTATATTCATCTTTTAAAGCTCCAAGAGCTCCTTTTAAATCTTTTGAACCTCCTTTAAAATCTCCTTTTAAATTTTTCTTTTTCATAGAACGAGCTAAACTATCAGCTTTTTTACTAAAGTAAGCTGTGCTGTCTGCTGTCTTAGCACCATTCTGTGCCTTTTTAATTGTTGCCATAGCGTTTAAATGTTATATTGGGTTTAACTATTATATCACGATGGGTATACTGCCATAGTTCCCCAGTTGAATTAATTATAATTGTATAGATGGTATCAGTTTCATGACCATAATCTGTCACAAATAATATTGAGCCATCTCCCTTTGGCGTTATAACATCTATTCTATTCTTTGGTTCGTATATTCTCATAGAGAAGTGCTTTTGTTTGAAAACAGCTCTTATTCGTCACCCAAGAGCTATGTTGTGTTATTTTATCACTTCCATTGTAGGAGCTTGTGGCTCTTCTACTTCCTTAATAACGTCAGATTCTACACCTTTAATCATTAATTCTTCAATTGCTTGATTAGCTTGCATCATTAATTGAAACCTTGCAGCTTCTTCTGATGATAAATAAGCTCTAACTGTGTTTAGGAATAATCCAAATTGTGCTCCTGTTAATGTGAATGTGTCTTC